GTACATGTAGGGCATGTTACATTTTCATTAAAGAACTTATGTTCCTTGGTAATCGTCGATACTTTATTGGATAATTTACCTTTTAAGTTACCCAACTTTCTTAATTTTGTGTTACAATCTGATAACATTTCCATGTCTTTATTGATTGCATCCAACTCCTCAGACATTTCCTTCAAGTCATCTTCATACCTATCAATCTGTTCATTTATACTTTTTATCTTTTCTTTTTTATCTTTAACATCCTTCTTACTTGTATTCTCTATCTCTTGAATAAAACCATTTTGCATATCAATCTTTTCTTCTAAAAGATTTTTCTTAATTGATATCTCTCTAAGTCTTTCATTCACACCTCTAACTCTCTCTTTGAGAATCAATCCCATTGCAGAAAATATTTTAATATCTAATAGATCTTCAATCACTTCTCTACGATTCGGAGCAGTCAGTTGCATAAAAGGTACAAATGATGCACTACCCAATATCACAATCTGAGTAAATGATTTATAGTTTAATTTTAATACATGTTCTTCCAACCACCTCTGCTGATCATTGACAGCAGCATTTTGGTTCATGACATTACCATTCTTATAGATTTCAAATCTTACTGGTTTCATTCCCCTCAAGACTTTCCAATCTGTAGCACCAATCGTAAATTCTAATTCTACAACACAATCTTTCTCATTGACTGTATTAATTAACTGAGATTTATTTACTTTTCTAAATGGTCGATTGAACAAAGAAAAAGTTAAAGCATCTAATATCGTGCTTTTACCTGCTCCATTATTCCCTATAATCAAATTTGTCTTCGCTTCGGTAAGGTTTATTTCTGTAAATTTATTACCAGTGGAAAGAAAATTCTTCCATTTAATTTTTTTGAAAACTATCATTATCTCGTGGTGGAATTACCAAGTCATCTTCAGTTATAATTACATACTTATAATTATACACCATACAGGTCTCAATGGCAAGCTCATTTGGGATTTCCACAACAACCATAGGTGGATAATCCTCTGCTTCCAATAAACCTCCATACCTTTCAGCATCATCTTTTTCCTCAAATAGATACAGAGATCTTTCACCATCATCATCTGCGACAGCGTATGCACCTTCTTGTTCGTGTCCTTTAATTGTTAGAATATACATTATTCAAACTCACATGCTTCTCTGTAGACCTCCTTCATGATACCTTTTACAATACTTTTATCTAAATCAAATTCAGAGTCGTCAATATATTTATTCAATAATGTCAAAGTATTTTCACACTCTTCCTGTGTAAACTCTACATCATCATCGTCTATTGTAAAGTTCTCAACAATTTTAAGATCAATACATCCTGACTTATTAATTTTATCAACATACTTATCAAATTCAAATTGACTTGACTTATTGCGAACAATAACTTTTACAATTTTATCTTTTAGAGAACTTGCATCAAATAATTTAGCATCAGTATCATCATAATATACTTTTTCAAACATAGTATAAGGATTCTGAATAAACTCTAACTTGAATGTATCAGTATCAAAGATATGAAATCCTCTTGGATCATCCACATCATTCCAATACATTTGATATGGATTACCTAGATAAAATATTTTTCCATCATTTGATCTAGTATGATAGTGACCAGAGAAAACTACATCAAAATGTTGAAAGTATGATGGGTTCAATCCCATATGAGCGTTTGTCTGAACAACTCCAGGAAACAATGCAAAACCATTCAATTCTAAATGTCCAAATGCTACTTTTGATTTAGAATTTTTGATTGTTTTCATAGACTCTTTATAATTATCTTGACATATCCAAGGTAATAAAAGAGTTTTAAATCCATCAATATCAACTTCAGTTGCAGATGAATAGTGTTTTACATTTTTATAAGAAGTAAGTAAAGCATCAATCGCATTTATATCATTTGTATTTTTAAAATATACATCATGATTACCTACAATGGTATAAACCTGAGTTTTACATTCCTCTAGTTTATCATATACAACTTCTTTTGCCCAGTCGAGTGCCCAGAAATCAACGTTCTTACGATTATCAAAAGAATCTCCAAGATGAATTACGTTTTTAATTTTTCTTTCTCTGATAGTGGGAAAGAATATATTATCGTAAAACTTTTTAAAATAGTCGTGAAAAACCGTATTTGCTTTTCTTGCACCGAAATGAGTATCGGTAATTAAAGCAATCTTCATGAATAAAGTTTAGTTTGTATATTTTCTTTGATAGAATTGTAATCAGATGAGTTAGAAAGGTCACCATCACCAGTCATTACTTCTTCAAAACCAGATCTCTCTATGAGTTTACCTCTTATATCCATCTGTCTTTTTTCTTTTTGTATTCGACGGAGAAAAGCATAATGAATTATTTGAGTGAAATAAGCAAAGGGATTAGAGGATTTTTCTGGATTGAAGTTTTTAATATACTGAACACAGTTTTCAATACCATCAGAAATCATATCTTCACGAAACATATAGTTTACAAAGTTTGGTTTATAAGATAAATGATTTGCTATCTTAAGAAAACATTCTCCAATGTAACGAGGTATGACGGGTCGGGCTTCTCCTGCTTCCTCTGCTCTCTGACATTTTGCACGATAGTTAATTAATGCTTCAAGAAATTCTTTATTGTTAACATAGTGTTCCGACTTACGTTTTCCTCTGGCCATTTCATTAGTTTCCTCGTTTTACATGTCTCTATTATACCATTTTTTTAGGTACTTGACAAGGTGTGATTTTTGATGTATAATAACTCTGTAGGAGTTCAGAGATACTTTAGCTAGATTTATATAGCTTCTCTAAGAATACTCTAGCATCAGCAACAGACGATAAGAATCCATGATTCTGATTGATATCAGTTTTACCACCATCATTATCTTTCTCTTTTAGATACCTATTATACACTTTAATTAGGTGTTTGTCATGCACTTCAGTCATTGTGATGACCTTATCCATGTTCATGACTACTGTGGGGTCGTCTGACATTTTTAACCACGGGTTAATCCTCACAGCAGACACACCCATATGACGGATTGTTATATTCTCAAACATTACAGGACAATCTAAAATTAATATTGTTTTATCTTCTTCTTCACAGGGGGAAACCTTGGCAAATATTTCCTCTCCTGATACTAATTTTAATACTGCGTAAAATTCTTCTTTATCCATTGTCCCTTAAACTGATTTGTATGATTTCATAATTAAATTGTTCTTCGTTATAAATTTTGATTCTCTCTACCAAATGATTGAGAGTATAATTTTTACGAGATTTATAAGAGATGTCATCTGCAATATCATATAGAACCGCTTTTGACTTTTTGTCTCCCTTTCTAAGAACCCGACCAATGGATTGTAAGTTTCTTATCCTCGACTTTGACGGGGATGCAAAGATGACGTTATGAAGGTTTTTAATGTTAATTCCAGTTGAGAAGGTCCCGTAAGAGGCAACAATGATTGCATTTGATTCATTTTCAGTGATCGTTCTAACTTCTTCTCGTTCCTGTGCTTCAACTCCACCGTGAACATAAAATACTTTTCGACCATCCTTTACAAAACTATTTATAGAATCGAATAGTATTTGACCGTGGGTGGCAACCCTACTAAAAAGCACAAGAGTATTACCTCTTAGATCTACTGCTAGATTCCTTATAAATCGATTTCTCTTTGGATGACTTATGATATATTGTATCTCATCTTCATAGGTATCAAACTTCTGATCATGATGTTTTAGTATTAATACTCGAATCTGTAACTTAGAAAGATGACCTTTATCAATCAGTTCCTTTGTTTGAGTTACTTTGTATGATGGACCAAATAGTCCTTCTAATACCCACTTATGAGTCTGTGATCCATCTAGTGTTCCTGTAAAACCATAACGATACTTGGCATCATTCATCTTAGTCATGATACTTACAAGAGACTTAGACTTGAATAGATGTGCTTCATCACCGATTGCAACTTCAAATCCATCAAAGAATGGTTTCTTGAGTTTGTATATTGACTGCCATGTTGTAATTGTAACAGGATTCTCGTTTGTCTTTTCTCTACCAGAATATATTCGATGGCAGTATTGACTTACATTCCAACCATAATCCTTAAAGTCCTTATACATTTGTTCAACCAAAGATGTAGTCGGAACAACTAGAAGAACCTTTTTATTTTTTTCTGCAAAGTATCTGACAACAGAATAGATCATCAGTGATTTACCTGATGCAGTTGGTGATATTAATAGTTTACGATTATATCTTAATGCGTCATATACAGCGTCTACTTGATAATCTCTTGGTTTATACTTTGAGATCTTTGTCATATACTCACGAACTCCTTCACGAGATATCATCTCGTTCTCTTCAAAAGGAGAACCATAGAATTCATTGTTTTCAAATTCCAAAGAGTATTCTGATTTTTTCGCCCATGATGCGATCTTATCTACAAGACCAACATACACCTCACCAGTGGCAGGAGAGAATAATCTTATCTTACCATCCCAATACTTATTCCTGTATTGTGGCATGAACTTCGCACCTGGAACATCAAATGTAAAAAGATCTGATAGTTCTTGACAAATTGCGGGTTCTGCTTTTACGGTAACATATACTTCATTTTTCTTTTTGATAATAATATCAGTCATATCCTCTGATAAATTTCTGCCATTCAATTGCATTTTTAATCTGGTAGGTACGATTGTTTATCGTCTTCAAGATACTATCCAAGAAACTAATCATTACTTGGTAGTATTCAATCTTAGAAGAAATTTTGATTAAATCAGGATCAGCATCCATATACTTATCTATGTCCTGTCTCAGGACTTTATAATCAAATGGTTTGTCGATATAAATTTCTGGATCTGCTTTACCTGTATAATACTGCCACTTTTCCTTTTTTGATATTTTAAATTTAGTCTCCTCCATTTTTTTAAGGAGAACCATTTTATTTAAGATCTGGTGGTATTTGGCATGTAATGAGGGAATTCTTGTTGACTCACCGTGGAGGTTGTCTTCGTCTATTTGTGAGTCTTCTTTCCATAATGTTTGAATTTCATCAATATCCATAAATTAAGT